GCTCTGCTGTATCTGTAACACTCTCCATGCTACGATGTTGTAATGAAATGCACTCATCAAGCTCCTCAATAAATGCATCCCATATCTGTTTATCATTTACTAGCTTTTTAAGCGACATTACCAGTAAACCCTTGTTCACCTGGTGTAGGGGCTGTACCTACGCCTATCTGAGAGCCACCTCCTCCTGACGTGTCCTGTACGCCCTGTGGAGCCTGTCCTTCTGGCGCTGGGCCACCTTGGGGCATGTTTACACCTTCTGGGCCTGCAGGGGGCTGTGCTGGCTGCTGGAAGCCTTTTAAGATCTCAGCCTGAATAGCTGCATCACTCATAGAGTTAGTAACTTTATCTGGGTCAAGATCCATAGACTTAGCAATCTCACGTATAATGTAATCCATCTTAGCAAAGGGAGCTAGTACTGGATTCTGGGCAACCTGCAAGAACTGCATCAATCGTTGTGACCTTACTTCATTAGCCATTAAGCTTTCCGTACCAGAAGCATGTACCTCTAAATCACCACGAATAGACTTATCGAAGTCGAATTGCATATTAAATGAGAAGAAAGCTTTTCCTAGAGGGCGTACTAAGTAATCATCCACATTCTTAACTACTGTTCTAATAGAACCATTAGCAGCAGACATAAGCATAGAAATACCAGAAGCTGTACGCCCAACGCCAGATACTCCGGTTTGGCCGTGAGCAAAACTAGGGAATCCAGTACTTTCATCTGCTAATACACGTGCCTTATCAAAGAGTTGCATGTTCTCTTGTGCTACGTTGGGGAACTTGGTTCCGAAGATTCCTTGACCAGGAGCACCCCCCTGACGCCTAAACACCTTGCCTGGGTACACAGATAGGTCTTGGCCTGGAACCATGTTAGTCTCATCGACTTCAATAATAAGATTACCAGATAGCGCAGCATTGTCAATAGCCATACGCATAAAGCCATTCATTAATGTCTGTGTGTCATCCATGTTCTCAGCAATACCTACACCAAAGAAGCTGTAAGGGTTATGCTCATAAGGTACAGCGTAGTAAGGAATACGTGTAGGTTTGAAGGGGTTTAGTACAAAGCGTAGTACTTCACCGTTACATACCCATACGTTACAATTTACTTCATCTAAACCCTTTAGAGAGCTAGGAATATCTACACCATGCTCTTCTAGTACGTCTACGTCTACAAAGCCCCAGAACTCTAGTACTTCCCAACGCTCGGAGGAAGGCTGTGTATCGTCATCCTCCATAGTCATTTCCCAGTACTTCTGGATATAGTCTGGGCCTTTATCAATAGCCATACCAATAGAGTCAGCCATGAAGTAAGGACGCCCTTTAAGCGCACGTAACTGTGTACGTGACATCTTGTGACGTTCTACAACATACTCAGCATCATTCATAGACTTAGCTTCTGGGTCAGGATAGAAGTCCCATACAGAAACATGGCTACACTCTGGTACAGTTTTAACTAGAGGGTCATATTCACCACTTTCATCCCAGTTAGGGTATTCTTTATCTACAGCGAATGGGCCTTTCATGACACCCGTGCCAAGTAGAGACATCTCAAACGCCATAGATCGTAGATGTGTAGAAGCGCCAGACTCTTGTAGTTGGTCATGTATCTTCTTTTCCATCTTTTTAGCTGCTACCATAGCAGGATGAAATGATACGGTTGTAGGCGTAGTACCGTCACCTTCTACAATCTTATCAGATACAGCATCTAATTTATCCTCAAAGGGACCAAGCCTATTAGAGAGATCCATAAGGGTCTCACCTGGTTTTAATTTAGTATCACCATTAATAAGATAGGGTGTTCCAGGTTTCTTCTCAACGGCACTATTAATAGCCTTTCCTGCAGCTGTTGCATTAGGGTCTATATTGATGTTTAGCGATTCAGCTACACCATCTGGTAATACAGAAGGATTTACTGATAGAGGAAACTTGTTGTTTCCAAATAGTACATCAACAATCTGACCATAAGCTGCTAACGTCTTAGTCTTAGTAACCTTTACAAATACACGTGACTTTTCAGTGTCTGTGAATTGAACGTCCTTACTATAAAGACCACGGTAGTTACGGTATGCCCTGAGCCACCTTTCCTCATCTGCATAACGAGCATCTTCAGCACGTTTGTAGCGTTCATTTACAAAAGAAACTACACTAGACTTTTCTTCAAAGATGCTGTCTTTGCTGTTTTCTGCAGCTATAACTTCATCTGTTTCAAACATTTCTTCTTGTTCTGCCATTGTTAATATCCAAATGAGGGATCACTAGCTTGAAAACCAGTGCGTTGTTTTGCTGGGTTATAATCCCATATGCTGCTACGTGGGCGTGTCATAATACCATATCTTAAAGCATCATATAGGTGATCCTCTGCGTGAGTATCAACATCTTCTGGGTTCTTCTTGTCCAGAGGAATACTAGGAATCTGTGCAATTGTATTTGTGCAGTTATCCATAAATACTAGTTGTGGCTTCTCAGTAAAATCATCTACCTTTAGCCGCCTATGTATTTCGTTCTTACCTGCGACACGTGAACCTCTTGACCTGTCAGATGGACGCCAACGGCACCCTTTCATATTCATCTGCTCTGCCAAGCTAGGTCCAGTGTCGCCACGGTTGTGCCATAAAGAACTATCCAGCACCCCGTATCTCATTGTACCATCTTTTGCTTCTGCGTCAAGTATTAAGTCTGCTAGATCAGAAGCTGTAACTTTAGAGACATACATCTCACGGTACACTATAACTTGTTCGTCAGGAGCTACAGCAAACCACAGAACACCAGTGTAACTACCATACCCATAATCACAAGCCCTAAACTTTGCCCAAGAGTCAGGGATCTCGAATTGCTCCACAATGTGTATCTTGCGATCAAACTCTGGAAAAGCTGCACCCTCATTAATATCCCAGTTACCTTCAAGTAGCTGCTTACGCTGATGCTCTGGCAACGAGAGAAGCATTGCTTCATAGTCTCCAGCGTCAGATAGGTACGGATTGTCAAACAGAGAGGCAGGAATGAACCGCCTTTTAAAAAGAGGCTGACCTTCTTTGCTGTGGCCTTTAGGGAAGGTAATAGTTTCACTGGTTTCAATATTAGTTGCCCAAAACGGTACATTAGCCGTTGAGGGATCAATAAACATTTTTTTAACCCAAGCATGTCCGTTTCCCCCAGGGTTTGTTGTTGCTCTCATGTAGAGTCCAAGATCAGATGCATGTGCAGATCTTAAGCGACTTCTCATATAGTCCCAAGCGTAAGGGCTAGTCCATTGTGTAAGTTCATCAAAACCAATCCAGTTAAACGCCTGCCCTTGGTAACGGGTAACATCTGTGTCTTTATCCAAGTAAGACATCCATAGACGCCCTCCTTGAGGTGAGGTCCACTGAGACTTACGCTCTGACCACTTGATACCAGGTACTGCACGGGGATATAACTCCTGACTTTTCTGTATTAGTTCCCTTAATTCTTCAGTTGTATGTCTTACAAGCAGGCCACTAAAGTTAGGATCTCCTAGACCATGTAGAGGGTCTGCTAACATAGCATAGCTCTTACCTCCACCTGCAGCCCCACCATATAGAACCTCTCTTTCAGAGGAGCTTAAGAAACTTGTCTGTGGCCCAGGATTAGGCTTAAATACTACATTCTGAGCCTCTTCTACGTCATACTCAGGTGTTCTTACTTGAGCAGGTACAGAACTTACTTTGATAGGTGGTGGAGTCTCTTCCTTGAGGGTCTGCGTATGCACCAACTCCTCTTGTTTCAAGCTTTTCGATTTCCGTAAGCGTTTCTTGGAGCCACTTGGCAAACTTGCGTTTAATTGCAAGTGTCTTTTTACGTCTTTGCTCAACTTCAACTCTTTTCTTTAGACCCATGTGCGATATATGACGCCCAGTTTGTTTACTTAGCCAGAGGGCTACTGCTCTGTAACTATACTGCTTAAGGTGTCTCTTTGCAAGCTCTAAAGCTTCAAGTTCTTCCTCAATAGGTACAAGTAACCTGTCATTCTCTGAATGTAATGCATAACCAAAGGGTATCTTCTTAGTAACCCTGACTATTACATGCCACTCTTTTTCATGGTTCTTAGGAGGGCGAGGTAGCTGCCAGAATCCTAAGTCTCTCTCTAGTACTATTCGTTTGAGCCTTCTTTTGGGGGCAGATAGAAAATACCTCCACCAGATGTTACGTCTACTTTGTCTACCTTACCAAGTCCTGCACGATCAAGCAAGTCTTTTGCTGCTACCATCTTCTCTTTAATGCCTAGCTCTGTTGGGTCATACAAAGCACCCACCATAGCCATAGCAGCTTTAGGGGCGGTACGTGCAAAGTATGTACGTGTCTTCTCACCAATCTCATCTTTCAGAGATTCAACTATAGCAGATGTACTTGATGCAGCGTCATAGCCTGCTAACTTCTTAGCTGCTACAGCATCTCCACCAGCTTCATCAAAGAGTACCTCTAAGAAACGCTGTTGTTTATCAGTTAAAGCTCTAGCCATATTTGATCCTTACCACTTACCTTGTTTTAGTCCTGTGAAGTATAACACAACTATCAGTAAACCTACACCTGCAGCTAAACAAAAAGCAACTATCACACCATTTATACAGTTATCTATAAATTCTTGTTTCTTGTAGGCTTCTTCCTTACGGATGCGCCTCATACTTGCCTCAATACTTAGCACCTCTTCCCAAGCAGATGGCCCATAAGTCCATGATATATGGTCTTTTATTTCCTTACGCATCTGCTCCATCTTCTTTTTCTGAGCAAATATCTCAATAGCGTTTGAACTATTGTCACTCATAAACTTGTAGAAGGGAGGGTTCTTAGATTTATCCTCTGCGTACTGGAAGTCACTGAAAGCACTTCCCCATTTAGCTAAAGTTCCACTCATCTCTTGGATATCTTTTCCAGCACTAATACCTTGTTTTAAGATATTAAAAGCTGAAGTTGCGAGGCCAACAGCTGTAATAGGATCTATCATTTTACCTTGCCATATCTCTATGGTCACGATTTATGTAACGTAGCTCACTCTCCATAACGGCTATACGTTGTTTTAGCTTATTAATCTCACCAATAGCTGAAGTCATAGATGCAAGTTCATCCCATAATTCTTCTATGTCACCCCATACATATTGTATTTCTACACCATTGCCTTCAACATCACGCTTAAGATTAATATTATCTTCAATAGCCATACGTGAGCCTAGCTGACTAACTGTCTCTTCTAGGTTGGAGATAGTAGATGCCTGTTGAGACACCCACCATACACCACCTGCAAGTTGAACAGCCATAGCAGCTACAAGAGCTATGGGTAGTTTTACATTTTCCACAGTAGCTCTCCTACCTACTTGAAACTTTCTGATACAACATTGCGTATATCTCCACGTGCTATACCAATATCATGCAACTCTTTGTCTGACATGTTGGTTAAAATCCAGTAATCAGCACGAGCTTGTTGTGCTTTTTGTAAGCTTTTCAAGAAGTCTGTGCATGTTTTAATAATAAGTGCGATCATTGTAGTGTTTCCTATGTTAAGCCCAGCGCCATTGCTAGGGACGTACATAGTTATACACATATGTCAGACAGTTACCTCTACTAAGTTTGCATACCCGCTATTCGTTATACACTTGAGAAGGTCTCTGTTACGGTTAAGATAGTATCAACATGGCCTACTGCAGAAGGTGTAACTTGTATCTTATCACCAGAAGCTAGAACAATCTCAATGTCTGAGAAGGTTATGTACTCACCAGCACCTAAGTTTTTACCAATAAGAAAGTGGGATGTATAATTACTTGCTGCAACAAACCACTCAATCTCGATATTAACATTACCTGTAGTATTAATAACGTGAAGGTAGCTAATCTCAGCCGTACAGTTAGGAGGGCATTCATATACATCCTCAGTAGTAGTACCTGAGTTATGCCCATAAACGGAGCGCCTACGAGCGGGTCTACCTGGATGGTTTAGCGTGACTGTCATTACTCATCAACCCACGCTTCATTCTCTGGCGTGTTAGGGTCATCCTTTACAAAGTGGCCTTTAGCTGTACGAGCACGTTTCTTACCCTTAGGTGCTTTAGACTTTTTAGGCTTAACAGAAGCAATGTCAGCTTCCTCACATATATAATTAACATTAGGGTCTTTACTCTGTACATTGCCATAGTTGTCTTCACAAGCAGACTGATTACCTACAGAGTCCCACACGTATCCATGTTCATCTACACGGTAGCCTTTGGCTTCTAGAGCATCTTTGTATTTGTGGTAGTACTTCATTACTTACCCTTTTTTATAGCACGTGCTGGTTTTACATCTGCACCACAGGCTAGGCCACCGTGTTTGTAACCCATCTTCTTAGTCATGCCACCCTTCATGTAACCCATCTTCTTAGCTACTTCTGGCGCTTCCTTCTTGAGAGCTTTCATACCTTTATTCATCATACCACCTTTGTTCATATTTTCATGATAACCTGTCCCACCACAGTGAGAACAACCTTTACCCTTACATTTAGGACATACCTTCTTCATGATCGTTTTCTCCCTGATGCTGTCGTAGACCACTTAACTTGTTTTGGGCCTGTCTTCTTTGCTGCTTCTTTCTTGCTAATCTTAGAGGCTACTGCCTTTGGTCTACAAGCTGGGTAGGATCTACCGTCACCCTTTTGCCTACCACACTCTTTACCTGTCTTAACGTCTGTCCACTCTTCACCAAACCACTTACCTAGACCACCCTTAGAATAACCACGAGTGCTAAGAAGTACGTGTTGACTACGTGACCTTGTTTTTCTTACTGCCACTGTACTTACCTCCACGTGCCTTGTATGTCTTGGTGAGCCAAGCAGACGCATAAGCGCTGGGCCATACGTCAAACTTTTTCTTAGCTTCTGCCTTAACACGGTTATACAACTTCGTGTTAGTTGGTTTAGGTGCTGCCATTACCACTTCACCTTATCTGCCCAGTAAGCTGCGCTCATCTTACCTTTTTTAATATTCTTACCATGCCTAGCTTTAAAGCTTGCACGTTTCTTCTTCATGCGATCAGATTCACCCGCTTTAGGCTTACCTGCTGTGGATGCTCCCTGTTCACCAAAGCGGATGAGCTTAATGGTGTCACCTTCCTTGGCAAGTACAGCATGGGACTTAGTGGGATGCTTTGGTGTACGCTTGGGTTTATTGTAACCTTCAAACTTCTCACCTCTATACTCTACGGCCATACTTACTTCTTTCCAGCATTCTTGTTACGAGGGAAACTTCTATTTGAGCTTGGAGTCCGTACACGTAAGTTAGAACTAGCATTGTTACGAGGGTTACCATCCTTATGGTCAACATCCTTACCATCACCCTTACGTACCTTACCCTGCTTCTCTAGCTTACGCCTAGCAGCCTTACGTGCAGCATTCTTCTTTAACTCAGCAGGTGTACTCTGTAGCTGGCGTTCTCGCTTGTAATTACGTGTGGTCATCTGCATATGCTCTCTTACGTTCTGGATCTAGTACATCATTTCTATTTAACATACCCTCTAAGTACATAGCTCTCTCTATGTGATCCAGGGTGTACCTAACACCAGTGTCAGCCTCCACAGCAGCACGTACATAAAACACTTCGCTTCTAGGTATGTGAATACGGCTTATCCTGTTGGAACTACCGTCTGCTAATGCAGAGTAAAACTCTTCTAGTACGTTATCATCTGCGTATAGTTTTATTCGTTTATGTTTCATTGTCAACACTTTTATTATAAAAAAGGTACGTGTCGCAAACTACATGTGAGGAGGGAGGAGACATGAGGAGAGTGTACATATATGTTTATGACACGTACCAGTAGTGTAACACTTATATGTTTATACAAGTTTATGTGTGTTACTTAAAGATAGTATACAAACTATAAAAGAGTGTGTCAACACTATAGTTAAACTTTCTATGTTTAACTCTACCTATGTCCAGTATCCTATTTGTTACATATTATATATAGTTAAACTATTTGTTATTTATTACTTGTATTAAGTTAAACTAAGAATGTTAAACTCTGTCTGCTCCTGCTCCGCAGTTATACTTATAAAAACATACGTGTCAATCCATAAAATGCAGTGATTATCAATAATGTTACATAATATTACACTCTGTAACAACTTGTGATAATAATAACACACAAATGTGTATC